AATACGCCTACATTATTTATTAAGGTAGTTAGCCATTTTGCACCCTCAGCATCAGTTAACCCAATTAAATCTTTGTAGGACATTTGAGATGTTGAAAGGTTTTTAATTACATCTATGGCATTAGTTTGGGTTGGGTTAAATTCCTTTTTAGTTACTTTGGCTAATTTAGATAAAACTCCAGCCATTTGAGTACCAGCTTCACTACCAGTTACGCCACCTTTTGCAAATGCTTGTAAAAGCACGTTAGCCTCCTCAAAGTTTAACCCCATTCCACGAGCAGTACCACCACCTTTTACCATTGCTTCTGCTAATTGGTCAATAGTTGCTGTTCCTTTTTGTTGAGAAGATGCCAATACATCAATAAAATGTGCTGCTTGGGCTGCTCCTACGCCGAATTGATTCATTGACTTAGTTAAGGCATCGGCAGCGGCTGGAACTTCTAATCCACCTGCTTGTGCTAAAATAACTGCTTGTTTTGTTACCTCTGCTAAAGCAACAGAACTCTTTAATAAATCTGGTTGAGCAGAACCAACTAATTGAAAAGCCTTAGCAATTTCAGCAGCACCTTTGCCAGTTGAATTAGCAACATTTAATACCTCTTTTCTAAAGTCTTTTAAATCTTCTCCAGTTGCTCCAGTTATAGCAGATAAATCTGCCATTGCTTGGTCAAATTCTTTTATTGTTTGTAACCCATCTAAAACCGCTGCTCCGATAGCAGCAAAAGCACCAACACCAACAGTTAGTGGGTTAAACATATTTTTAAGACCAGCACCGAACTTCTGAAAGCTGTTCATGTCTTTTTTAGCCCGTTTTAAGCCTTTTGAAAATTCAGAAGTCTTAATCCCTAAACTTACCCATAAAGCACCACTAGATTTACCCATTTTAATTTATATCTTGAATACTTCCATCGGCTAATAAATAGCCTCGAAGTTTACCGTTTGTAATTATAGGCTCTTTTCTCTCGAAAAATTCTTTAATTTCTTCGTCTGAATAAAGCTCTTTATCTTTTGCAACATCGAAAGGTAATGGGTAATATTTTTCTAACTTAGCTTTTTTGTATCCTTTCTTAGTTTGAATACCCATATACACCGTATGCCCAACATACCTTAAAAGACGAAGGTTATCTAAATGTAAAGCCTCTTTATATTCTCTTTTCATTTGATAACCCTCGTTCATAAGTATAATATCTCTAGGATATAACTCCCAAAATTCATTTGGCTTTAAATTAAGAAACCCATAAGCACTTTTCTGGATTTCGTACCAATCCCACACACCACTATCGGCATTAGAATCTACTTTTTTTTTCCACCAGAATCAAATACAGATGCAATTTCTTTAACTATATTTGGTAACAACTCCATTATCTCAGAAGCGTCTGCTATATTGGAAAATTCATCAAAAGAAATTTCATCTTGAATACCAGCCCAGACAACAATAAACAAAATACTTATTTGCTGTAACTTACTTTCATCTTGGAAAAGTTGAATAATACCTATTCCAGTTTCTTTCTCAATTTTAAATAACGCTTTGTTATTATACTTAAGATTGAATTTTTTATCTTTTAATTTAATTTCCATATATTATATATTATGTTAACGCTTTATAGTTTAAAGGCCCAGTACCAGTAAATGAAAAACTAAAAGTAGTTGAATCTTCTACGGGTGCGTCAGCACTTAATTCTGTTAAATAAGCCGTTCCCTCGTGATATTCTGCTGAGCTTGTTTCACTTGAGAATCTAATTGTAACAACACCTCTAGATTTCATTAATGCGTATAAATCTGAATAGCCATAAGCTGCATCTAAAGCGAAAAATCCTTCACCCTCACCACTCCACTCCCTAAGCCCAGAAAGGCTCTCAGACCATCCCCCGCTATCTTTTGATGTTGCATCACGTAATGAATGTGATGTTGAAACTGAGTGTGATGTACATCCAGCAATTTTAGTACCAGCCACGTAGATTCCTAAGTCCGTACCGTTTAATATTGTATCTGCCATTTTTTCTAATTTTTAATATTTACAAATTTAATTATTATTTTCGTCTTTTTTAACTTTTTCCACTTCTATTTTTTGAAGTTTGGATTTGATTTTTTCTTTTCTTAATGGTATTGGCTCACCAAATTTAATTGCAATACCTTTTTTAATTAGTTTTTCAGCTAATTCGTTTGTAAACTCTAAGCATAAACCTTTTTTTTTATTTACACCGTTTAACTTATAGTCTTTAATTAATTCTACTTTCATAACTTTTTTTATATTAAATTATTTTCTATTTTCCAATCACTCGAATCTAGAACCTCTAATATCATACTGTGATTAAAATATTTTCTATTATTTACTTCTATTTTTTCAATACTTAATAATGAATCTGGCTCAATACCCTCAAATTTTAATACACCTAAACTACCATTAACATTTTTTCTAACCGTATATTTTGAAGTTGTTAATACCTCGTTAAAATCTACTTTATCTAAGTCTATTGTATTTATAATTATGTATATATACTTACTCATTATGTAAATATTAATGATTGTACGCTATAATTATCATTTATTTGAGATGTACTCAAGGCAATATCATATACCATATACGCACCTATTGAGCCACCAAAATTAAACCCATTACCATCAGCATAAGAACCTATATTAAAAGTGCCAGAACCTCCAAAACTTATATTTGCTGGAGTCGTAGAAAATACAGAAATATTATTTAAAAAAACTTCTATATTTGTGTTAGATGTCTTTACAACAGTTAGATTAAACCAAGTATTTAAAGGATGCCAGTTACTACCAAGCTCAGTACCTATAAGAAATAAATACCCAGCATCATAAAATTGCAATGCAGAACCAACACCAGAAGCTGAAGTACCAGCACCTAGCGTTATAGCTCCACCATTAGAACCAATATCTTGTAAATATTCATAACTATAACTATCTTTTTTTATCCAAAAATTCCAAGTAGCACTATCTGTTGCTCCTATGTCATAATTTGAATTCATATCTATTCTATCGTCAACACCATCAAGAGTTAACTCATTAGGTGATACATATCCAACACCATTCACCAAAGTTCCATCATTTCCGCTTAAAGACAAATCAAAAACATCAGTACCACTACCAGAATATGAATCTGTATTTGAAGCATCAATGTAAAAAATTAAATTATCTGTAACTATTCCAGCTGGAGCTTCACCAGTAGTAAAACCTCCTACTATATTTGACCACTCACCTCCATTTGTACCATTTGTAGCTCTTACTTTATAGTAGTATTGTATATTTTCAGTTAACCCACTATCACTATAAGAAGTAGTATTTGCAGCCTCAGTAGTTATTAAGCTATAATTAATTAAATCGGTAGAACGCCAAACCTCGTAGCCCGTTTCACTAGTGGCGTTATCAACCCATGTTAAATCTAATTGAGTAGTGTAAAAAGCATCTATTGCTAAATTTGTAGGTTTTTGTAATGTGTTGTATAGAGTTATATATCTAAACGAATAAGTTTGTATCTTTAAATATAGCCTATCTTCATCAGAGTAACCCATATCCTCAGCTAGATATGTAATTGTTTGTATTTCTAACCCCTCAACAGTACCCTTATATCTATCTAAAGCGTTACGAATCTTAATACCTAAATCGTTTATTTCGCTTAGTGTTTCGCTATATATTTCAATATCATATCTAATAATATCTAGACAACTTTTACCATCTTTTGTGTCGCTTGTTTCGTGTTCTTCTTGCTCATAAGCAATATAAGGATATGCAACATCTTCAATCGCTAAAGCTGGAAATACTTTAGTACCTACGATTGCAGAAATATCAGTATCGTTAGTTAATATACTATATATACACTTACCTAATATCATTTATTCAAACACCTTTAAAACATCATTAGATTTAATGAAATTATAAATATCTAATTTAGTTAATTCCTCTTTATCTGAATTATCAAATTCATACGTTCTTGAATGATTTATAATACTTTCATTTTCATTAAATAATACCTCGATTTTAACAGTATCATTTATCCAATCATAAAGTACATTTTTCACATTTAAAGTAGGATTGTTTAAAATTAATCCCGTTTCTATTTCTATTTGTCCTAATGCTTTCATTTATTAATATTTTATTTATAGTGAATCCTAGTTAATAAAAAACTACTAACAATGGTTTTTAATACAGTATCAATATAGCCTAGATTTCTATAACGATAGAAATAATCACTATTTGTATATGTATTGGAGTTGCCATATTGGAACAAAACTGTTCTAGCTCTAGGGAGCATCATAAATGTATACCCAAGTTCCCTCTCATAAGACATCACCCTGCTCAACATAGTTATATTAGGATGAAACCAATCATTGTAACCGCTTTGATTAGCATCATTAAATCCTTTTAAAGTACCACTAGCACCAAACGAATTAGTCCACGATGTGTTAAAGGAATTAGCCGTAGAATCTAACCACCCTAAACCAGTTAAATGGTCAATTACATATTGAGTAGTAGCTGCATTTGTAGCCTCAGTACCATCGCCAAACGTAAACCTAAATTTATTACCAAAAGCATTATTATTTAATAATGTATATCCAGTATTATCGGTAACTAAATCTAATTCTTGTATGTATTCTGGATTAGTTGGTGGTGTATAATCATAACCACCGTTTGCAAGCTGCCAAGCCTCATCATACAAAGCGTATGACGTACGCTGCAATGTTTCGTATTGACGTTGGTATGCTATACCGCTAGGTGTAATACCAGGAGCAGCAGTATATCCCCCTGCTACATCAGACCACTCTCCACCATTAGTTCCATCGGTTGCCCTAACTTTATAGTAATGTACCTGTTCCTTATTTAAGCCACTATCACTATAAGAAGTACTATTTGCAGCTTCGGTAGTTACTAAAGTCCAATAAGTTGAATTATTGGAATGCCAAACCTCGTAGCCAGTTTCACCAGTATTGGTATCAGTCCATGTCAAATCTAATTCTGTAATAGAAACATAAGCAACACTTAAATTTGTAGGTTTTGATAATGTACCGTAAAGCGTTAAATACCTAAAAGAATACGTCTGTGTTTTTATATATACCCTATCTTCATCATTGTAGCTTATATCTTCGGATACATACTTTACACTTTGAATCTCTAATCCTTCAATAGTACCCTTATAACGGTCTAAAGCATTTCGTGTCTTTATACCCAAATCGTTTAATTCTGTTAGTGTTTCGCTATGCAATTCAATAGAATATTCTATAATATCTAAAGTTGATTTGCCACATTTTGCATCACTAAATGAATGAGAGTTTTGAGTATATGTAATGTAAGGATATGCAATATCCTCAATGGCTAAAGCTGGAAAAACTTTAGTAGAAATAACAGCAGATACATCGGTATCATTTGTTAATATATTATATATACATTTACCTAGAATCATAAACCATGCTTTTTAATAATTCGTTTTTCCATTGAAACAATTTTCTTTTCAAGTCCTCCCGTCATTTTTGCCCTAGCTTTATTCTTTGCATTATTTAAACCTCTTTGAATAAAATTATTTTTTCGCCTATGTTGACCATAACCACCAACAGAAAAAATACCATGCCACCCATCCTCGTTTGGATTAACACCACCTTTTCTAACGTAAACCGCAGCAATAAAAGTTTTGTTGTTTGGTCTTGCTTTTTCTTTTACTGACGCTTTAATTGAACGCCTTAATGCTCCCGAATCATGAATACGACTTCTATAAACTTTACCACCCCTAGAACCAACTTTACTTGGATTTTTATAAGAACCATGTTTACTTTCTGGTGCTTCATCTTGTACAAACTCTTTGATAACTTTACCAGCAGCCATTAGCGTATTATTAATAACACGATTACCAGCATCAGAATTAGGGGAGTTCATCAAATCAACAAGAAGTGAATCCAATCTTTTTAATTCAGTTGTATCGAATATTATATAATCTTTTTTTGCCATTATGTTTGTTGCAATTTAGATGCTAATATTATCATTCCATCTTGTCGGCTCAACTCTTTAATATCTTCAATTTTATAGTATTCAGAATCCCAAATAATACGCATCTCATTTGTAATTGTACTATTCCATCTAACCTTAAAATTAACCATCCTTTTAGTTGTTCTATTTGAATCCGTTGTTTGTTCCATGCCATCTTTTTGAAATGGATTAGACCATACAGTTAAAAAAGTAGCCCATGTCAAAGTACGCTGACCATATACATCAATAGATTCAGATTTATTCTGTATTGTAATACGTCTGTCTAACATTCCAGCCCTCATAATTCAAGTATTTTATCAATTTGTTTTGTGTTTAATTTCTTTGTAGCATTTTCAAAAGTAATATTATTACCTTTTAAACAATTAT